GTTCGCACGATATGAGTCGAGGACCGCGTGAGTCCTTAGGCACGAGTACTACTTTCGCAGTACCGTGCTCAAGAACTTCGCGACGTTGCAACCACTCATAACAGTCGGCAACGTGCGACACAGAGTACATAAAGTACTCAGTAAAAGGGTAAACCCTTTCAAGAGATCGGTAAATTCTTTTGAATTCACCTTTTTCATGAACGAGTTCACCCGTCGCAACAGCGCCTGGGCCATGAGCCGGGAGAATATCCCGGGGGTTGAACGAACGGAAGACCTTGGACGTAAACGCCCTAGCCTTCCTAAGAATCGGATCCTCCCTAAACGAAAGTTCAGGGAGACTACGATCTGTCTCGACGAACCCCTGGATGATTTTGATCTCATCTAAGGGGGAGTATGGGAGTTCCAGCTTGTATAATAAATATACAAACTGTCGCAATGCCTTAACCACCTCAGCCATACCCGTGATACCACGGGGATTGCGAGGGAGTCCAGTTAATGGATCCCAAACAACTTCATACATACGGACCGGAAGGTCCTGTACGTAATGAAACACCACATCTTGCTTCATTAATGAAGCATCAAGGGCTTTGCCCAATGTGGGAAGGTAAACCGTTAAATAACGGATTCCTTGTTCAGTGATGCCCTTCAGCGTAGCAGATTGCCACGTTTGAAGTTCAGACTGTGTCAGGCCGAAGTGACTTGCTATGTCACTCTGGATTGTGCTAACTAGCGCGCTATATAGCGTCATGGTTGTACTATCAGAGTAACACCTGCAATGTTCCTTCCTCTCACCGCTCCAGATCTGGTGTGGCGCCCCGAAGGGCGCCACCCATTGTGGAGAGGTTGTAAGTTAAACCTCGCCGGTCAAAAGGCGAGAAACAAACTTAGAGCCGCCTGCCGTAAGTGAGTCCCATGCACCAGAGTCGAGAACGAAATCGTTCTCGGCAAGGGTGTAATCACCTCCAGTGAGGAGGTAGATCATGGAGCCCACCAGGCTGAGCTGCTCCGTTGCAGTGAAGTCGCTACTCTTTGGAGTAGTAATAACGACGCTGCAAGCAACAACGCGCGTAGACCCGTCTTCGATCACCTTTTGGTGCTCGAGCCGGACCTGCGTGCGACGTGAACCGACTGGCGGATTCTCCTTAGTCTCAAGATTTTGGATCTTGAGGATAATAGTTTCCGTTGAGGAAATATTGTACTTGCGTACAGAACTTCCATTGTCGACATCCACGAGTGAGAGACTAAGGACATTACCCGATGTTGAATCGGATAAAAAGGCCTTAGGAACAACGATGGTGTTATTTAGCATTTGCTAATGAGTTGGTTATTCTGACCGACGCACTGCAGCAAGGCTAAGACCTAGCAATAATTGCTTCAATCCTAGTCGTTTCAACAGTACATCTTCTGTTGCGACGGGTAGATACCTTCGTCGTAGGAAAAAGGAAATGGACTCCGTAAACTGCCAGTGTAGATCATCATCTACAATGGAAGTACGATAGTACCAATCCCTATACAGACGCAACCGCACCTGGTGCATAGCGTCCGTGACTGTCATAGTTACGGGAACCAAATCCACTTCGTACTTGTGTAACTCTTCACCTATAGAGATGAACCAGTCCACAACGAACGAATATGGAATTGCGTCCCATATGATCTCTGGGTCGGGCTGGACACCGAAAGTGTCCAAAAATACCAATAGCCCACCCAAGGGTCCGTTAACAAACTCTGGGGACCTGAGATGATATCCCAGGTAACCCTTCCACTCGCAAAATAAATCGCGACGCAGATGGGTTGCCCATTGTTTGCCAACACCCTTATACTTACCGATGTCCATGGTGCTGCCGGGCGCTTGCCCGCCAACACTAGGTTGGTTCATCGGCCAGTCGACCAAACCGGTTTCGTGCCCATATCTATAGGTACGTTGCCG